TGGTTCCGAGGTGACAGCAATGAATTAGAGCAGTTTTATATGCAGAACTGCGAACATGCAGACAGATATAAATTCTGGGCGAGTAAGTGCTCAAAAGGGATGGAAATGCGAAAAGTGCATACCGGTCTGCCTGGGCTGATGGTAAGAACTCTTACAGCAGTAGTATTACCGGACATGGATGGATTTGAGTTTGAGAATCCGTCACATGAAAACATTTGGAAAGCAATCGAAAAGGAAAACAAATTTCAGCGAAAACTGGAAAGTGCACTGAAAGAGACGCTTTATATTGGCGATGGAGCTTTTAAAGTAACGATTGATACGAATATAAGCGAGTATCCTATTCTGGAGTGGTTTCCAGGCGACCGAGTTGAGTTTGTGAGACAGAGAGACCGCATACAGGAAATTATATTTAAAACACCATACCGGAGCAGTGGAAAGACGTACACACTGAATGAGCGGTATGGATATGGCTATATTGTGAATGAGCTTTATTTTGATAACAAAATGGTCGATATCAAGAGTTTTGAAGCAACACAGAATCTTGCAGATGTGACATTTGACAATAGTGTGATTCTTGCTGTGCCACTTATGATATATGAGTCTGCGAAATACGACGGAAGAGGTGGCAGCATCTTTGATGGCAAGCTAGACAATTTTGATTCGCTTGACGAGGTTTGGTCACAATGGATGGATGCACTCAGAGCCGGACGAGCAAAAACATACATTCCAGAGTGCTTAGTGCCACACGACCCAAGCACAGGGGCTATTGTAAGCCCTAACGCTTTTGACGACCGCTATTTCTCAGCGGATGGAGATATGAGAGAGGGGCAGAAAAACGAGGTTGTTACTGTTCAGCCTGCGATTCCTCACGAAAGCTATTTATCGTCTTATATCACTGCTTTAGATTTATGTCTACAAGGGGTGCTGAGTCCATCTACACTCGGAATTGACACAAAAAAGCTCGATAACGCAGAAGCACAAAGAGAGAAAGAAAAGACAACGCTCTACACGAGAAATGCAATTGTAGAAGCGTTGCAGGAAGCACTGCCGGACGTTGTCTCAGCTTGTATTAATGCAAATAATTTTCTACAGAATCAGGTAGCAGAAGAGGTGCAGGCAAATGTTACGTTTGGAGAGTATGCAAATCCGTCGTTTGAGAGTCAAGTGGAAACGGTCGCAAAAGCAAAGCAGGGCGGTATCATGAGTATTGAGCGGTGCGTAGAAGAACTGTATGGAGATAGTCTCGATGAGCACTGCAAAGAAGAGGAAATCGCACGACTAAAAGAAGAACAGGGTATACAAAGTGTAGAAGAGCCGTCACTGAATATGGAACTTGGTGATTTTAAAACGCATACAGAAAAACAGGAGAGGGCGAAAATGAAAGTGAAAGTGGGACCACGAATTTACAAATTGAACCGTAGCGAATACGAGGGACTTCTGAAAATCGCAAAGGAGCAGATGCCGGTTGGAGTGTATGCAGTAGAGAAAAAGGACTATGCAGAATTGAGATATGATATTTGTGAGAGCAAGAGTGAGTTAAAAGAAGTTATCGGAACTTTTGAAGCGTCGGGTTTCAAGGTATACGCAAATGGCAATAAATAGCGAATATGACGTCGGCAAAGCATTTGAGGCAATCGAAAATGAATTGATAGCTTCGATGATGCGAAACTTCAAAAGACACAAGTTTGAAGAAATTAAAGAAAGTAAGCAATGGAGCATGTGGCAGACAGAAATGCTTCATACTCTTGAAAAGTACAAAAAACAGAATAGTAAGAAGTATAGAGAGCAATTTCGGGATATCAATTCTGAGATTGCTTCTTTAATTTCAGTTGCAAATTCAGATGGACAGATGCAACAAGAAAAAGCGATACTGGAAGCAATCAGAAAAGGATTCCGAGGGCACAGAGTTGCAAAAGGGGCACAGGCAGAGTTTTTTAAGCTGAATGAAAGAAAACTTGAAGCTCTGATAAAAGCAACGATGGACGATATGAAAAAGGCTGAAACGGCGGTGCTACGCATGGCTAACGACAAGTATCGAAAAATCATCTATAATGCTCAAGTTTATGCAAACACAGGAGCAGGAACTTATGAGCAGGCGGTAGATATGGCAACTCATGATTTTCTGTCGGCAGGATTAAACTGCATCGAATACAAAAACGGTGCAAGACACACACTTGCAGATTATGCAGATATGGCAATCAGAACAGCGAGTAAGAGAGCATATTTGCAAGGCGAAGGTGTGAAACGGCAGGAGTGGGGAATACATACCGTGATTGTAAATAAAAGAGGGAATCCCTGTCCGAAGTGCTTGCCCTTTGTGGGTAAAGTGCTGATCGATGATGTTTGGAGCGGTGGAACAGGTGCAGAAGCATCAGAAAGCGGATATGGGCTTATGAGTTCAGCAATTTCGGCGGGGTTATACCATCCGAGGTGCAAAGATTCACATACTACATACTTTCCTGGCATCAGCACACCGCCAGATGATAAATTTAGCCATACTGAACTGAAAAAAATAGAAAAACAGAATCGCAAAGAGGCAAAAGAGCAGTATGCAGAACGGCAGGCAGAGAGATTTGGACGACTGGCAGATTATTCGCTAGATTCGGAGAATCAGCAGAAATATGAAACAAAATGGGAAGAATGGAAACAAGTGGCGGAAAAGCCTATTGCAAAAAAAGTTGATACTGGTATAATAGAATTAACCAGAAAAATAAGCAGTGATTCCAGAAAAGGATTCAAGTTTATTAGTGATAAAACATTTGATAATTTGACCATAGCGGCTAAGAAAAAAGGTGCTATTATCCTGAGAGGGACAGAAGAGGTAGAAAGGCATCTTGATTCCATGAATGCGGCCGCATCGAATCTGAACGATATCTTATTTTTCAGAAAGGATGTTTGTATCAGCGAGGTACTAGAAGAGACACATCATTTCGAACAGAATTTGATGAAAATGAATGATGACAAGGGAGAACCTCTGCGTAGTATCTTAAATGAAATAGATGCCAAGCAGTATCTGTTGGATAATACAAAAAAATATAAGATTCCAAGAAATGAAATTGAATTGACGAAAAAACAGCTTGCATCATATCAGCGGCAGTTAAAAGAAATAATGGGGGAATAGAAATATGAGTACAGTTATTGATGAATTTCATGTGAGAGAGTATGCTGTGTTGAAATTGGACTCTTTGTCCAAAGAACCTTATAGAAAATATAAGATTGAAGGAAAAGAATACGATGTAATACCGATGTATGATGCACCAAACTGTATTGCAATCAAGGCACAAGGAATATTTCTTGGAAAAACAGTTGAATTTGTGCAGTAACTGTGACAAATATGATTTAATACCACCAGCCGAGAGGTTGGTGGTATTTTTATACCCATTTTTAAGGAAGAGAGGAATAAAAACATGAAATTTTCAGAAGCATTCAAAATGATGAAACAGGGTATAGGAGTGAAACTCCCATCGTGGGGCGGATATTGGTGGTGGGATGAGGAATCAAAAACAATTCTCATGTACACAAAAGACGGCGGCTGTATGGATATCCGGGAAACTCAGGTTGTTGACTACACACTTCAGAACATCATGTCAGATGAATGGATTCCGGCGAATGGGCAGAATTGTCCGATTCTGGGAGGAAAAGCAATCTTTGGTTTCAGTGAAGCTATCAAGTACCTAAAGCATGGCATGAAAGTAGCACGTGAAGGATGGAACGGAAAAGGAATGTATTTGTTTAGATCGCCTAAATTAGGCTGTCAGATATATAGTGAATATACTGGAAAAGAAATTAATGATCTACAAGAATTTATTGTAATGAAAACAGCAGATGATAACTTGGTGCCATGGCTTGCATCTCAGACTGATATGTTATCCGAAGATTGGATATTTGCAGAGGGGGAATAAAAGAATGATTATTACAGGAATGGCGCACTTTCAGAGTGTATGCAAAAAGAAATTGGTGGAATGGTACAACAAGAACAGTCTTGCAGATACACCAGTGACACCGCCAATTGATTTATCCAATGTGTTTGTAGTGTGGTCTTGTAAGACCTTACAGAACTACAAATGCCTAGTATCCACTACAGTTAGCGGTGATGGTATCTATGCAGAGTACACTTATAACGGAGATAAGCAGGAAATGTATGAAGATGTTTATAAAAAACTGACTAATACAAAGTATACAGAAGAGTAATCATGAAGCACAGACAAAGATACATAGTAACTCCTGATGCGGACCGGATTGCACCGGACTGGCTAGCAGCAAGGATTAATTACGATACCGTGAACTTCGTCTACAAAATCGTAGATGGAGCAGTGCAATTGAAAGGAGTGAGAATCGGGTATGAAATCGCAAAAATTGGCGACGTTGTGGTACTTAAAACTGGTAAGTTACACATAGAAAGGCGGTGATTCTTTATCTCCCTTTGAGGTGCGGGGTGAAGCACCTTATTTTTATGTCAAAACGCAACAAGACTTAAAAAGGTGTGCGGGCGGTGACACCGATGACAATGGATAATAGAGTGACACTCTTAAAATGGAGGAATAGAAAATGTTTAAAATGAATTTGCAGTTTTTTGCAGAACCAGCTCCTGCTGCTCCGGAAGGTCCTGATACAAATACATCAGGAACAAATAGCAATTCACAGCCAGAGTCTGCTGCAATTGATTACGAGAAAATACAGCAGATGTTGGAGGGAACACTGGCAGCGAAAGAAGACACTGCGTTGAAAGCATATTTCAAACAGCAGGGATTGTCTCAGCAAGAAGTAGAGCAGGCAATTGCAACATTTAAGGAGCAGAAAGCAGCAAACCAGCCGGATATGGCAGGGATGCAGAATAATTTGCTGGCAGCTCAACAGGAAGCACAGAACGCTAAAATTGAGTCTGCTGCAACGATTGCAGCTGTAGCACTCGGAATTGATGCAAAAACAATCCCTTATGTCTTAAAAATGGCTGATTTAAGTCAGGTCATGGGGAAAGATGGAAAAATCAATGATGAGGCTATGACACAGGCACTTAACAAAGTGCTAGAAGATGTGCCAGGTTTAAAACCGGCGCAGAACTCACAGCGAGGATTTACACAAATCGGTACCGGTGGAAATCCAGCGCAGAACCCGCAAAACCCAGCGCAGAGCAAGCCGACAGTGGCGTCAAAACGCTGGAATAGATGGAATTAAGAGAGGTATAAAAAATGGCATTAAATTACGCAGAACAGTGGAATCCGCAGTTACTTGAAATTTTGATTCAGGGAGCATTAACATCTCCGTTTGTTACAGATAATGTAAGATGGGTCGGAGCAAAGACATTTCATTTTACTCAGATGAGTACAACTGGTTACAAGAATCATAAAAGAACCGGGGGTTGGAACAAAGGTAACTATGTACAGACAGATGTACCGTTTACAGTAACTCATGACAGAGATATTTCATTTCTTGTCGACAAGGCAGATGTAGATGAAACTAATGAAACTGCTTCAATTTTCAATATTTCTGAAACATTTGAAAAGACACAGGTAGTGCCGGAAACAGATGCTTTATTTTATTCAAAAGTAGCACAGGTGGCACAGAAAACAGATGGATATCATTCCTCAACGGCTGCTGCAACATATACAAAAGCTAAAGCGTTCGGCATGTTAAAAGATATCTTAGCAAAAGGCAAATTAAGACGTTACAGAGCAAAAGGCTCACTTATCATGTATGTAACAACTGCAATCATGGACGCATTAGAACAGTCTACTGAGTTCACACGAAAAATTGAACTGACTCAGATTGCAGAAGGCGGTATCGGAATTGAAACAAGAGTAACTGATATCGACGGTGTGCCGGTAATGGAAGTAATCGACGACGAACGTTTCTATGACGCATTTAACTGGGAGCCAGAAGCAGGTGGATTTGAACCAAAGAAAAAATCTTCCTCTCCTGCAACAACTGGTGCGCATAAAATCAATGTCTTAGTCGCTTGCTTAGAAACATGTAAGACTGTGCCGAAGATTTCAAGTATTTACTTTTTCAATCCGGGAAGCCATACCGAAGGAGATGGATACCTGTATCAGAACCGTTCTCTGTCCGATACATTTGTATTCCCGAACGGAAAAGATGGCAAGGTAGACAGTGTATATGTAGATACAGATACAGTAGAATACGCAGGAGAATAAGATGGCTTATAAAAGTTACGTCTCAGAAGCGTACTATACAGATTACTATGAAGGAAGTGTGATGCCGGAGGGCAGTGCAGAGAAAGCATTGTTGCAGGCATCACGGCATATTGATTCCCTGACTTATAACAGAATTGTAAGTCAGGGATTTTCTAATCTTACAGAGTTCCAGCAAGAAATTATTAAAGAAGTAGTCTGTAAACAAGCAGAATTTGAGTATGAAAATGCAGATATGATTGAAAGCGTACTGTCTGGATATAGCATCAACGGTGTATCTGCGCAGTTTGGAGCATCATGGAATGTATTTACAGACAAGGGTGTTGCAATGCGCAAAGATGTGTACTCAATGTTATGTCAGACAGGTTTATGCTGTAGACTTGCGAGGTGATTGAATGAAATATCCTTGTCTAGTCCCAAAACGGTTGTGCACGATTGATATTGTACTTAAGTTTGATCGAGAGGGCTTGAATGAATATGGAGAACCGTTTGAAGCAGTCGAATTTGTAGGAAAATGCAACTATCAGGATAAAGCGAAAACAGTGCTTACAGCAGAGAAAAAGCTGATACAAATCACTGGAACGGCATTATTTTCGGGTGATATCTGTCCTACGCTTGCGGTTATTTCCGGTGGAGAGGCTGAAATCTTTGGAATAAGTCGTAGAATTATCGAGGGCAGAAAAGCGAGAAATCCCGATGGCACAGTCAATTATACGGAGGTGCTTTTAGAATGATTCGAGTTAATTCAAATGTGAGATTGAATTTTCCGACAATAAGAAAATTATCAGATGCGCAAGTTACCGCATTAGAGCAGACAGCAGAGGCATTACATACCGAAGTGGTACAGGCACAGGTATTTCCGTTCAATACCGGTAATTTACAGAATGAAAGCACGGCTGTAGACTATTCACAGAGTAAGAATGGTAAGGTGACAATCGTATCAACAACACCTTACGCACGGCGATTGTACTTCCATCCAGAGTATCGTTTTGAGACTTCTGAAAACCCCCACGCAAGGGGTGACTGGTACGAAGATTGGTTGCCGAACGGCTCAAAAAGTCAGTTTGCAATCGAAGCATACAAAAAGTTGTATAGGAGGTTGAGTGGAGTATGATGCTATCAGATGTAAGAGACTTTATAGAGTCTCTGAAACTGGCAGATTATGTCTATATGAGCAAGATGCCAGACAAAAAAGAGAAGTCGTTTGGTGTATACAATAGTAAACATCAAAATGAATATCATACTGCTTTGGGCGGTGTCTCCTGTGAGGGGTATGGCGAAAAATATGTCTCAATTCTGGTGCACTGGAATAAATCTCCACGTGACTCTGAAAAGTCTGCTACAGCGTTATTTGAAGCTATCAGAGCAGTAAGAAATGTAAAAATAAACGAAGAAACAATTAATTTTATTCAGCCACTTTATGATTTACAGGATATTGGCACAGATGAAGCTGGTATCTATGAGTATGTCATCGAAGTGGCTGTAATTTATCGGAAAGGAAAATAAGCATGGCAGGAAAAACAAATGTATTTGTGGTTTCAGAAAATATGTTCAAAGTAGGAGCGACAAAGGAAAGTGCAACCACAATTGCAGATATGGAAAGCTTTTCTGTTTCAATCTCAAATGGAGTTGAGAACTGGACTCCAATGGATACAGAGGGATGGCAGAGGTCTTTAATGACTTCAAAAGCGATTACAATTACTCTGAGTGGTAAACGTAACATCGGAGATACAGGTAATGATTTCATTGCAGGGAAATTGTATAAAAACGGACATGATGCAGAAGGGTATTTTGAATGGACGTTCCCAGATGGAACGAAAGTGTCTTGGGATGCAGTTGTATTTGATGTTAAGAACTGCGGTGGTGGAGATGCTACAAATGTAGGTGCGCTAGAAGTTGATGTAATCAGCAATGGAAAGCCGACGGTAGTGCCTGCAAGCGCTGTTGTTAAAGAATAGGGAGGGAAACATGGCAAAAATTGTAGATATCAGTGAAAAATTATCTTTTGATGAGAATCCGATCTTAAAAATTGGAGATTTAGAAGTAGAAGTAAACTCTGATGCTGAGACAATGCTGAAATTGATGGGGACATTAGACAAGGGTGAGAGTATGTCAGCAGTAAAAGAGTCAATGGAACTTCTTTTTGAAAAAGGAGCAGTAGAAAAAATCTGTAGCTTAAAGGATAAAAAAGGCAAGAAACTTTCTGCAAGTTCTCTTTCTAAAATTGTAGAAACTGCAATCGAGCTTGTTGTAGGAAATAACGAGGGAGAGTAGTGACCCGTACTATGATTTGATTGACGATTTTGATTTGATTGTATCGTCATTTCAGAGCGAGTACGGGATAAGACTTTCACGAGAGCTGCCAGCAGGAATGAAGTGGGACGAATTTCGGGACATGCTGGTTGGTCTGGGACCAGATACAGCACTTGGAAGAATTGTATCCATCCGAGCAGAAGATAGAAAAGAAATGCTTGAACAGTTTACTCCGGAGCAACTGAGAATCAGAAGCGAATGGAGAAGCAAATGGGCAAAACAAATGGCTAAGACGAATTCACAGCAAATGGATGCAGCATTAGAAGCGATTAGGCAGGGATTCTTGCAGATGGCAGGGATAAAAGAATAGATTTACATTTCTATATGATTTTTATATAATTTGTATATAAAAGAGTATAGGAGGGTAAACAGGTGAAAATATGTCTTAATTGTGGTGATAAGCTGCTAGATGGAGCGAAAAAGTGCCCACATTGTGGAGTAAAAGCATAACTTATGTTGATAAAAAATTGAGCATTGGAAGAGCACTGGTAGGAGATATTCTGGCAGGTTCTACAGGTGCTATTCTTGGGGGATTGAGTAGTAAAAAAGGATATGCAAAGTGTTTGAATTGTGGACATAAATGGAAAAAATAAATATTAGGTAAAACCCAAAGGGACGCTGAAAGGCGTCCTTTTTTTGTAGGAAAAAGGCAGGTGAGGCAAGATAGCAGAAAGCGTTGGACAAATTGGGTTAGATTTGGTTGTAAATCAAAATGCATTTAATAGGCAAATGCGTGGAATTACAAGTGTAGCAAAAAAAGCAGGTGCAACAATTGCAGCAGCTTTTGGTGTAAAAAAACTTATAGAATTTGGAAAAAGTTGTCTTGTTTTAGGTTCTGATTTGGCAGAAGTTCAAAATGTTGTTGATGTAACATTTCCACAGATGACAGCACAAGTGGATAGTTTTGCACAATCAGCAGCGAAAAATTTCGGATTGTCTGAAACAATGGCTAAGCAATACACTGGTACTTTTGGGGCGATGGCAAAAGCCTTTGGATTTTCGGAAAAACAAGCTTATGATATGGGGACATCACTTACTGCGCTTGCAGGAGATGTCGCATCCTTTTATAATCTTTCGCAAGATGAAGCGTACACAAAACTTAAATCTGTTTTCACAGGAGAAACAGAGTCGTTAAAAGACTTAGGTGTCGTAATGACTCAAACAGCATTGGATAGTTATGCGCTTGCAAATGGTTTTGGAAAAACAACTGCTCAAATGTCAGAAGCTGAAAAAGTAGCACTCAGATATCAATTTGTACAGGAACAGCTTGCACTTGCAAATGGAGATTTTGCAAGAACATCTGACGGTTGGGCGAATCAGGTTAGAATTCTTTCGCTACAATTTCAATCACTAAAAGCTAGCATCGGACAAGGTTTAATAAATGTTTTTACTCCTGTTTTAAAGATGATTAATACTTTGATTGGTCGACTTATAACATTAGCGGATGCTTTTAAATCGTTTACGGAATTAATAACTGGAAATAAGAGTAGTGGTAGTTCGAGTGCTGGTCAAATGTCTGATTTAGGCAGTGCAGCATCAGACGCAAGCACAGGGCTTGACAATGCTTCTGACTCAGCGGATACGGCAGCATCATCTGCGAAGAAAGCAGGAAGTGCGGCAAAAAAGGCAGCAAAAGAAATGCGTTCCTTGATGGGATTTGACCAGATTAATAAACTTTCTGACCCTAGCGATAATGATGATAACGATGATTCTGATGACGATTCAGGAAAGAGTAATACAGTTCCGGACATTGCACCGACAAAAGCGAATTTTGGAGAGCTGGCAAAAGGTGAAACTGCAATAGATAAAATAGATGACAAATTAAAAGGATTAATAAATAAATTAAAAGAGCTTGCGAATTTATTTAAAAAAGGATTTGTTATTGGTTTTGGAGATAGTGAAAAACGCATTGCTTCAATTAAAAGGCATTTAAAAAACATCGGAAAAATTTTGAATGAAATTTTTACAGATAAAAAAGTTGTTGCGTCTGCAAATAAACTTTTAAATTCGATAGCTTTAAACGCTGGAAAAGTCGCAGGCTCAATGGCAAGTATAGCCGTGACAATTGCAGATAATTTTGTTGGAGGAATAGATAAATATTTACAAAGTAGTAAAGAGTACATCAAAAATCAAATAGTTTCTATTTTCGATGTAGGTGCGAGAATTTTTGATTTAGTAGGTGATTTTGCTGTAGCTTTTGCGGAAGTTTTTGCAGTTTTTTCTGGAGAAAATGCAAAGCAATGCACCGCTAGCTTGATAGGAATTTTTGCAGATACGTTTTTAGGGATTCTAAATCTTGCATTACAATTTGGTACAGATATTCTGGAATTTATCACACGTCCATTTGTCGAGAACAAAGATAAACTTATAGAGGCAATTGATAATACCCTTGCACCGATTTCTATTTTGCTTCAAACACTTCATCAAAGCATCAAAGATATATTTGGAAAAATCAATCAGGTATATGAAACAAATATACACCCTATGTTTCAGTCTTTTACAGATGGAATCTCAGAAATTGTTTCTGTATTTTTAGATTTGTACAATGAGTGTATTTCTCCAGTTTTAGATAAAATTGCTGAGAAATTTGAAGATTCTTGGAAAAACCATGTTTATCCAGCAATTGCTGAGTCCATAGAATTTATCGGAAAAGTAGCAGACTTAATAAAAGTATTATGGGAAAAAGTTTTACAACCGTTTATCAAATGGGTTATTCAAAATATTTATCCAGTAATTGCTCCAATATTAGAAAAAGTGGGTGAGATAGTATTAAACACTTTTGATATGCTGTCTGATGTTATTGGCGGTATTTTGAGGGCACTTGGAGGTGTTATAGACTTTGTTGTAGGTGTTTTTACAGGAGACTGGAAAAGAGCATGGCAAGGAATCGCTGATATCTTTGGAGGCATTTGGGATGGAATAGTAGGAATATTAAGAGTGCCTGTTAATGCAATAATTGACATCATCAATAAACTTGTGTCGGCTGTTGCGTCAGGAGTGAATGGTATTGCTGATATGCTTAATAGCATCAGTATTCCGGAAGAAATTCCGATTGTTGGAGGATTGAGTTTTAATTTGCCGAATTGGACACCGAACCCTATTCCGCATTTGGCTCAAGGTGGTTACGTTAAAAAGAATACACCTCAGCTTGCAATGATTGGCGATAACTTGCATCAGGGCGAGCTTGTAGCACCGGAAGATAAATTACAAGCAATGGTAAATGCAGCGGTTGCTACAGTTGCAGGTACCGGAGGGATAAGTCGAGCTGAGCTGGAATCTATCATAAATAGTGCGGTGTTGCGAATTGTAGCCGCATTAAGTCAGATGGGATTTTATTTAGATGGCGAACTCATGGCAAAGGCAGTAAAAAAGGCGCAGGAAAATCTTGATATGAGATATAACCCTGTCAGAGTGATTTAAAGGCGGTGATGATGTGAAAGAGATTTTGACAGCAGGGGGAACAGCACTCCCTGCTCCGGTATCAATGACAATTAATGATGAGCTGATATGGACCTCTGACACTGGACGTCTGCTAGATGGAACGATGGCAGGGGAAGTTGTTGCAGAAAAAAAGAATATCTCTCTAAAATGGGGGATATTAACAGAGGCAGAAATGTCTCAAATCAGAAATAGAATTGTAAATAGTTTCTTTCCAATTTCGTTTCGAGACGATGGGATTGATATGACCGTGACGGTCTATCGAAGCACACTTAGCAAAGAGGTGCTTGGTAGATTAAGTGACGGTATTTTTTATTACAAAAGTGCAACTGTAGATTTGATAGAGAGGTAGAAAGATGATTGAAACAAGTACAGAATATCAAAAAGCAATGTCAGAAAATCATTTTTTTACCGCTCGAGTCATTTGTACACTGAAAAATGGTACAAAACTTAAGTTCGATGAAACAAATTTGAGAGCAGATGGTGTAAAAATTTCAGATGCAGTAAGCAGTACAAGCAACTTTGAAATTGGCACAGCTATCACAAATCAGCTTACATTATCTATCTATAATGAGAATGATGCATTTTCAGACTATGATTTTACTAATGCAGAAATCATAGTCTGGATAGGTTTAAAGCTGGAATCTGGTACAGAATGGCTTAAAAAAGGTGTTTTTATCGCATCAGATCCAACAACAACACCGGATGTTATTACAATTAAAGCACTTGATAATATGAGTAAGTTCGACAAAATATACGATGGAGAATTAGCTTTTCCAGCAACATTGCAAAAAATTATACGATATTGTTGTGCTAATTGCGGTGTATTGCCTGCAAATAGCGTGTTTGATAACTATCAGTATGAAGTACATACAAATCCGTTTCAGACGTCTGAAAATGTCACATATCGAGCAATCATCGCATATTGTGCATTGCTGGCGGGATGCTATGCAAGATGCAATGCGGATGGCAGACTCGAATTAAAATGGTACGACAGAAATGCTTTTGACAGTATTACAGATGGTGGTATTTTTGATGTTACAGACAATGAAAGCTATCAGACAGGAGTAGAGCTGGATGGTGGCAATTTTGCAGACTATACCAACGGAGATGAAGCTGACAGCGGAAAGTTTATAGATGATTCACCTTATTGGCATATACATCGTTTTAGTAGCTTGTCTGTTAATACTGAGGATATCTTAATCACAGGTATTCGGGTTACAGCAGCAGACTCCGAGGATGAGACAGGGGATATCAAAGGTGAAACATATCTTTGTGGTACAGAAGGATATGTTCTTGACATCTCAGGAAATCCGCTTATAGAAGCCGGCAGAGCGAAAGAGATTGCGGAATATTTAGCAACTAAAGTGGTCGGTATGAAATTTCGGGCATTTGATGCCAGCGTGGAGGGGAATCCTGCATGGGAGGCAGGAGATGCAGTTGTACTGACGGACCGGAAAGGAAATTCTTACTATTCGTATCTTACAAATGTGTCGTATAACATTGGAAATTATGCAAGTATTTCCTGCGGAGCAGAGCCGGCAGAGAGACATAGTGCAGACCGGTATGAAGAGATTAATAAGATAGTTTCAGACATTAAAAAAAATGCTCAAAAAGAACTTACAAAGTATGAGAAGTTTCTCGAACAGCTCAATAGTTTAGCAACAAATGCGATGGGCTATTATGAGACGCAAGAGAAGCAAAATGATGGCAGCACAATTATGTATATGCATGATAAGCCGGATTTGAAAGATAGTACAGTTGTATATAAGAAAACGATTGACGGTTTCTTTTGGAGCAAAGACGGTGGAAGAACCTGGACATCTGGTATAGATAAAGATGGCAATGCAGTCTTGAATGTGATAGCTGCAACTGGAATCCGTGGAGACTGGATAGACGCAGATTCCATCACAGCTAAGCAGCTCTCTGTTGATTATAAAAAAGCAGTCACAAAAGAAATAGAAGATGCAGACGGACAATTAAAAGAATGGTCTACATCTTATATTGCGCAGACGATAAGTACAGCAGAAGATAAAATTACTCTGAAAAATTCGAGAGAGATTGCAGCTCTCATGCACTGCTACACAAAAAACGGAGAATTTTCCGATACGCTCGACCGATGGAAGAACTCAGATACAACTGCAATATCGCTTGTAGAACATGAAACGCTCGGAAAATGTGCAAAATTTTCAGGAACATCAACGTCGGCATACTTACAGCAATATTGGTCTGATATGCAAGCTGGCACTTATAAGCTACGTTTTAAAGCTGCGACAGATGTAGGATATGAAAATCGAGCAAGAGTGAAATGTAGTTTCAATTCGATGCAGAGATTTACAGATGCAGGAGCATTAAAATCAGATGAATGGACACAATTTGAATTTGAGTTTGAAGCTACAGCAACAGGAAAGAAATATCTTTATCTGTATGATTATGTATCAGGCATTCCGATTTATTTAAAAGATGTCGAGCTACTTGGAAAATATGAGATATACAATGAAGCACAGATAGTTTTATTAGACAATAAAATCTCTCTGAAAGTAACAAAAGACGAAGTAAATTCTTTGATTGAGCAAAGTGCAGAATCAATTAGACTAAAAGCAAGTAAAATTTCGTGGCAGTCTACTTACTCATCTATGAGCGAAAGTGGTGTCCTGAAATGTACAAATGCAGAACTAAAAGGAACACTAAAAGCTGGAAGTGATACAGGTTATTGGGTACAGCTTGCGAGTACCGGAAAACTAACAGGTGGATACGGAAACAATCAGTATGGTTACATTGATTACTCTGCTACAGCTAAGAATTTGAATACCGGAGCAGTTCACAAAGGGTTACAGATTCAAGGCGGATGCTTGAGAATATCTGTCAATGAATTAGCAACAAGGTCATCAAGTAATGTAAGCGATACAGCGTATATCGGTGGTACTGGCACAATTTCTTATATTTCTAAGATTGTAGACAATGGAGATGGCACAATTACATGGCGCACAAATGATTTAACATTTGAAAATGGACTGATGGTAACAGATATCTAATATCTAAGGAGTTAAAGATGGCGAAATATATAGCAAAAAAGGATGGTTACGGTATTTTTTTGAGCCGACCGGAACAAATAGAAAAATATCTAAAAAGTGGTTGTGATATCTATAAAATTGAGGATGGAAAAGAAATATTATTTGCGTCTCCTGATTCTGGGTTGCCTAGAAAAATTCCTGAGTTTGGTGCAGTTGAGACGTTTTCATTGAAGGAGAATTTGTGATGGAAGAAAAAAAAGAGCAGAGAAAAGAACAGAAAATAATGCCACTCAGTGCTGTATTAGAATGTGCTACGGAAGAATTAGGAAGTGCAATTTTTGCAATCAAAAATAAATACAGCTTGCCGGCTGGTTTCCTTGACCTTGCACTTACTCCTGTTGTGTGTAAAGTCAAAGAAATGAAGAACGCAGAGTTGGCACAGACTTTAGAGGAGTGGAGAGAATCAGATGGCAATTAAGGTAAGACGAGGATTAAAAGAAGAATTTATTCCTGCTAAATTGCTTCCTGGAGAATTTGCAGTCGCAACAGATACCGGTGCTGCATGGTATTGCTATAATGCTGGAAAGGTGATTCAAATCCCAGCGTCTGAGGATATTGCAACCCTCCGGCAGGAATCAAATAATGCGCAGGAAGAAAATACAAGGGTTCTCGAGAGATTGAAAGAATCTATTAATGATGGGCTTGTAGATGTCGAAAATGCAGTCAGAGAACTGGATGATGCACAAAACAGTCTGCAATTATTGTTAGACTCTAAGATAGACGACGCTTATGTCGAAAATGGATATCTATATATGACCAGTAACAACGAAATTGTCGTTGGACCGCTTGGACCGTTCTCGGGCACCGGAGGAGGTGGTGGAGGCAGTAACAATGCTGTGCTCACTATGCAAAACACAAGTGGCTGGTTATCTAAATCAATTTCAACTGGTGCAGCATGTGAAATAAGTGCGACTTGGAGCAGTATAGAAGATGAACTTCCGACCGGAAACGGAACTCTAAAAATTACGATTAATGGAATTACAAAAACAACTCAGGATGTTGCGCAGGGAACAGTTACAATTGATGTTGGAAAATGGCTGTCTGCCGGCGCAAATAAAATCAAATTTAATATCACAGATGCCTATGGGAACAGTCGTACAATCAACTATAGTGTATCTGTTGTCGATGTATCAATTGCATCAACTTTTGATTCTTCTATTGCTTATAGCGGTGCAATTAATTACAGTTATATACCGACTGGAAACATCGAAAAAACAGTACATTTTATTGTTGATAATGCAGAAATCGGTACATCTACTGTAGCTGCATCGGGACGGCAACAGTCTTATACAATTCCGGCACAGAAGCATGGAGCACACAGCTTATTAGTTTATTTCACTGCCGAAGTGGATGGTGTAGAAATAAAATCAAATGAGCTGTTTTATGATATTATCTGCATCGAATCAGGAAATGACACACCTGTTATCACGAGTAGTTTCAGAGTAGTAAAAGCAGAACAATATCAGAAACTTGCAATTTCTTATTATGTATACAGTCCGACAAGTATGACATCGGCGATTAAATTAATTGCGAATGATGAAGAAGTAGCAAATTTAACAGTTGATAGAACAGAACAAACATGGTCTTACCGTGTTGATACTGTCGGTACTCTTGTACTTAAAATAAAATGCGGAGAAGTAACAAAAGAATTTACTCTTGATGTGTCAGAAAGCAGTATGAAAATTGAAGCAGAAACGCAAGATTTGGCTCTATATCTGAGTACTTATGGAAGAAGTAACAATGAAGAAAATCCTGGCACGTGGAGTTATAAAGATGTTTCTGCTACATTCGATAAGTTCAATTTTTCAGCGGATGGCTGGCAGCTTGACGAGGACAAGAATACTGTGCTTCGAGTTGCAGGTGATGCACGGCTTACAATTCCTTATAAAATTTTCGAAAAAGATTTCCGTTCTGGCGGTAAAACAATCGAACTGGAATTTGCAACAAGAGACGTCATGAATTATGATGCAAAAATTCTTAGCTGCATGAATGCAGGAAGAGGGATTGAGTTGACTGCGCAGAAAGCACTTATGCAGTCTGAGCAGACAGCAATATCAACACAGTATAAAGAAAATGAGCATGTAAGAATTTCGTTTGTAGTAGAGAAAAGTGTAGAGCACAGACTTGTATATTGCTATATTAACGGAATCATCAGTGGAGTGGTACAGTATCCTGCCAATGATGATTTTGCACAGATGGTGGCAGAAAATATTGTGATTGGTTCAAATGACTGTGTAATTGATTTATATTGTATTAGAGTCTATGATAATGACCTTACACGCTTCCAGCTCTTGAACAACTGGATAGCAGACACACAAAATATTGACGAAATGCTTGAACGGTATGAAAACAATAATGTATTCGATGAATATGGTCAGATTGTGATTTCACAGCTTAGAAAAGACTTGCCATATTTAGTGGTTGAGTGTCCGGAACTGCCACAGTACAAGGGAGACAAAAAGACAATCTCAGGGTATTATATAGACCCGAACAATTTAGCAAATAACTTTACTTTTGCTAATGCAGTTGCGAATGTGCAGGGTACATCATCGCAATATTATGCAAGAAAGAATTATAAAATTAATTTCAAGGGCGGTTTTATATTTGATTCTGGAGAAGAATCTGCTGTATATAAAATAAATACAGATGCAATTCCGACAAAAACATTTACATTTAAAGCCGACGTGGCATCGTCTGAGGGAGCAAACAATGTTGAATTAGTGCGCTTATACAATGATATTTGTCCATATAAGACTCCACCGCAAAAGAAAAACTCAAAGATACGGCAGGGAATTGACGGATTTCCAATTGTTATGTTTTGGAATGATGGAAATAGCACGACTTTCCTTGGAAAATATAATTTTAATAATGACAAAGGGACTGAGGAAGTGTATGGCTTTGAGACAGGAGATGAAAGCTGGGAAATTTTAAATAATACAAGTTCAAGAGTTCTGTGGAAAAATGCAGATTTCTCAACGGATGAATGGCTGAATGACTTTGAGGGTCGTTATCCTGATGGAAATACAGATTCAGCAAAATTAAGTCAGTTAAGTGCATGGATTGCCAGCACTGACCAGGATGCGGCAACCGGTCAGACATTATCTGCTCCGGTAACTTATGCAGATGTAACTTATACGACAGACACAGCAGAATACCGGCTTGCAAAATTTAAAGCAGAACTTTCTGAACACATTGAGTTAGAGAGTGCCTGCTTTTATTATTTGTTTACAGAACTATTCCTGATGGTTGACTCTCGAGCTAAAAACATGTTCCCGACAATTTTTGAAGAAAGGACAGAAAAAAATGGCTAAATGGTGTTTCTTACCTTACGATTTTGATACCGGCATCGGTACAAATAATGAGGGTGCACTTGCTTTCAGTTATGAGCTGGAAGATATTGACAAACTTGCAGGCGCAGACGTTTTCAACGGACAAAACAGTGTGCTCTGGGAGAATCTGAGACAGGCTTATTTTGATAAAATTAAACAGATGTATCAAGAATTGCGCTCGCAGGGGAAGCTGTCTTATGAGGATACAGAGCGACGTTTTGAAGAGCATCAGGCAGCTTGGTCAGAGGCAATTTTCAATGAGGATTCTTATTTCAAATACTTAGCACCGCTCATTAATGATAATACTTCTGCTTATCTATCAATGTTACAGGGCAGTAAGGCAGAACAGCGAAAATGGTGGCTGTATAACAGATTCCGGTATATTGACAGTAAATATAACGCTGGGGACGCTCTGACAGATGTTATCACGGTCAGAGGATATGCCAAATCAGATATCACAGTAACCCCTTATGCTGACATCTATGCATCAGTCAAATACGGCTCTTATCTGACACAGATGAGGGCTTTGCGTGGCAATAGTTACACACTAAAATGCCCTTTAGATAATGTAAATGATACAGAAATCTATATTTACAGTGCTTCACAGCTTAAAGATATCGGTGACTTGTCAGGGCTTAAAATTGGATATGCGGAATTTAGTCTTGCAACAAAATTACAGGCAATTAAAGTTGGAGACGCAGATGAAAGTTACGCAAATCCGAATCTAACGGAGTTACATCTCGGAAATAATACTCTGCTTAGAAAATTAGATGTGCGAAACTGTCCAAATCTGACACAGACAGTTGATATTTCCGGATGCTCTAATGTAGAATTTGTGTACTTCGATGGTACAAGTGTGGCTGGTATTTTGCTACCACCGGCAGGAATTTTGAAAGAGTTGCACTTACCAGCAACGATTACGAACTTAACAATCAGAAATCAGCCGAGCTTATACGATTTGACAGTACCGGATTACAGCAAGATTACAACTCTGCGACTTGAAAATGTAAACAAAGTTGTAGACAGCAAAGCAATCTTAAAAGCAATTCCGGCAAATAGCCGTGTGCGATTACTCGGAATTGACTGGACGGCAAAGGATGCAGATGATTTGATGAATCTGATTGCTCTGCTCGACACGATGCGAGGGCTTGATGAAAATGGAAACAACTTAGATACTGCACAGGTATCCGGTACAATTTCGGTCGATACCGTGACCGGCGCACAAGTGGCAGAGATTCAGAGTAAGTATCCTGACATCAAAATTGCATATCAGCATATTACCAGTTTTCTGTACTTTTATAATGACGCTGGTACAACTTTGCTGTATACACAGTCCATCACAGACGGAGCAGATGGTGCATACAGTGGCAGTACCCCGAGCAAATCCAGCACAGCACAGTACACATACAGTTTTTCAGGATGGAGCAGAAAACCAGGTGGAAATGCTGATAGTACAGCGTTAAAAGCAGTTGTAGCAGATAGAAATGTATATGCGGCATTTACCGCAACGATTAGACGATATACGGTATATTTTTATAATGGAAGCACATTGCTTCAAAAAGTTGAAAATGTAGCTTATGGCAGCTCTGCAACGTACACTGGCGATACTCCGGTGTCGAGCGAGGGAAGTGCAGAAGATTATCCATTTTTGGGCTTTGTGCCAGATGGTAAAAATATCACAGGCAATACAAGTTGTTATGCACAGTTTGGGTCACCGTATGAATTTACAGAAATAACAGACAGTTGGGATGAAATTTGTACTAGCATTGACGATAAAAGCTATCGTACAAAATACAAAATAGGAAATTATAAATCTTTAACATTGACGTATAAATTAGATGCTACATCTGCTAGTACCTATTCAGGCACTTTTAAGTTGATGTTAGCAGGAATAGACGTAAATTATGATGATATTGACGATAATAATATACCGTTGGAATTTATTTCAGTTGATTCATACTACAATAGTGTAGATTTTAAAATATCTGGTGATGGTACGATTGATAATCCTTTGCTTTTTAGTAAGTTGACGAACATTGTAGATTATAAAGGCGAGTACCAGATGCAAAGCATGAGAAGCAATCTATCCACAATAATGCAAGCGCATGTAGAGAAAAAATACAAGCGCAAAAGTTTTAGTCTTGTTGCTAGTGAGATTGTATTAGACACAGATAACTTATACAAAACAAAATACAAAATTGTGCCAACCATTACTGACGAAAACAGGCTCTTAGATGTATTAACTGTGGAACAAGCTGTTAAGCATAGAACAGCGATTGCAAAAATAGCAACATCGAAAAACGCTTGTACATTGCGTTTATTGTCTACCACAGAAACTTTGTCGTATACAAGTATTTTTGTAGAAAAAAATGATTTTTTAGCATCAGAGAGATTGAAATATAATTTTTTAACTTATAAACAAGCAATGTGATAAGTAGGAGTCCTTATATAGGTCTGAATAATTATATTGTTCCCGTATTAAACTTAAGAGAGGTGAAAAAAAATGATTAATATATTATTAAGCGGTGGCACAAAATTAAATCTGGTTAATTTTAGTTAAAAGGAGAATCACATGGACAAATACAACACAGTAAAACTCATCCTTTCCAGCATCCTTGCTGGAATCTCATCCAAGCTCGGCATCCTCGGACCGATGCTCCTTGCCCTCACGTGTGTGATGGTCGTTGACTATGTGACAGGGATGCTTGCAAGCAAAAAGGAGAATACTATTTCGAGCAAGAAAGGAATGTGGGGAATTATTAAGAAGTTGATGTATATCATCGTTGTCGGCATCGGCATGCTGATGGACTGGCTCATCTTAACGACAGCGGATAGCATCAACGTGCACATTCCAGTCGCAACTTTCTTCGGCATGTTAGTTGCAGTCTGGCTTATCATCAATGAATTAATCAGTATTTTAGAAAATCTGGCAAGGCTTGAAACCCCTCTGCCAGGTTTTTTGCTTGAACTTGTGCAGCATTTTAAAGTTGTTGTTGAAGCACAGGGGAATGAACTTGTAAATAGTCAAAGTGATTTGAAAAAACAGGAGGAGAAAAATGAGTAGAACAAAAGAACAGATTATCACAGCTATTATCAACGATGCAGTCAGTTTTGCAGTCAATATTGCTAATGACAATTCGCACGGCTATTCTCAGATTGTGAGAAGTCTGTACGAGATTGACAATCCGAAATCATTCGACTGTTCCAGTCTCGTTTTGACTGCATATTACTGTGCATTTCTGAAAAATGGACTCACAAAACAGGCAAAATATCTGAAAGAAAATTGTAGTTACACAGGTAATATGCTGAAAATGCTGAACGTCGGATTTGAAATCGTTGCAACAAATCAGACCGCTCACGCACAGATGAAGCGAGGCGACATCGAACTGAACACTACATATCACACCGCCCTGGCAACGGATGCGAACAACATTGTTCACGCTCGCAGCTCAGAGGGAACGACTGACACAATTGACAATTCTGGAAACGAAATCAGAACTCAGGCATGGTATCTTTATAGTCACGGCTGGACACACCGCTTGAGATTTACCGGCAAAGGGATTGACTTTAGCGGACTGACCGATACTGGAAGCTCTGAATCGGCAGGATAAAACTTTTCGCTCGAAACAGTGAAAGTTGGCAGCAAAGGGACAAGCGTGTTACTGCTTCAAGAAATTCTGAAAGCGAGAGGGTACTACAAAGGCTCTCTCGACCGGGAGTTTGGCAGAGAGACAATGGATGCAGTCAATAAATATCAGATTGAGAGAGCAAAACAGGGAAAAATTATTGGAAATGGTAAAGGGGACGGTACCTGTAGTCAGGACATGTGGAAAGACCTGATTGCAATTTAATATTTGCTAAGTAGAATAATAAAAGGCTGCCGTATAATTGGCAGCCTTTCTTATATTAGGTGAACAAGTCTCAATAAACAAGTAATGAACAAATAATAAACAAACAATAGCTTTTTTACTACTTTTTATCACTTCTTAAAAGACTTAAAACCCTTAATTTTAAAGGAGTTCTTAGAATTTACCAGCTTTAGCAGCTTCTTCTAC